CCGTTGCCGCCGATAAACGCCTCCTCCTCCTTCGCGCCGGTGCGCCGGGCGAACTCGCGCACGACATACGCCTCCAGGTCGAAAGCGCTGTCGTTGAGGAGGGTTAGCCGCATGAGCTCCTTGCTGGGCGGGCTCATGGACTTGAAGCCCTGGCCGAACGGCACCACACAAAAGCCCAGCCCTTCAAGATTTTGAATCATGTGCGTGGCGTTCCAGTCGTCGTAAGCGATCTCCCGGATGTTGTACAGGGAGCCGAGCTCCTCAATGGCCTTTTCGATGAAGCCGTAATGCACCACGTTGCCCTCGGTGGTCTGGAGCTTCCCCCGCGCGGCCCACACGTCGTATTGCACGTGGTCGCGCCGGACGCGCTGGGGCAGGGTGTCCTCCGGGAGCCAAAAGAAGGGCAGCACCTCGTAGCGATCCTCCGCGTCCATGGGCGGGAACACCAGCACGAACGCCGTGATGTCGGTGGTGGAGGAAAGGTCGAGCCCGGCATAGCAGGGCCGCCCCCGCAGGGCCTCGGGGTCAACGGGATGGGCGCAGGCGTCCCACTTCTCCATGGGCATCCAGCGCACGGACTGCTTCACCCACTGGCAAAGCCGCAACTGCCGGAACAGGTTTTCCTCGGCGGGGTTCTGCTTGGCGCTCTCGCAAGCCAGGTGCAGCTTCTCCTCGTCCACGGTGATGCCCAGGGACGGGTTGGCCTTGCGCCACACGGCGGGGGATGTCCAGTCCTCGGCCTCCCCCGCGCCGTAAATGACCGGGTAAAACGTGGGGTCGGCCTTGCGGCCCTCCAAAATGTCCAGGGCCTTCTGGTGTACCTCGTAGCAAATGGACTGCGTGTCGTTGCCCGCCGTGGTAATGAGGAAGTACAGGGGCTGCTTGCGGGCGTCGCCGGAGCCGTGGGTCATGACGTCGTATAGCTGGCGGTTGGGCTGCGCGTGGAGCTCGTCGAATACGACGGCGTGGACGTTCAGCCCGTGCTTGGTATACGCCTCAGCGGAGAGTACCTGATAAAAGCTGTTGAGCGGCTTATATATGAGGCGCTTCTGCGACATGATGGGCTTGATCCGTGAGCGCAGCGCCGGGCACTGCTCAACCATGCCGCAGGCCACGTCAAAGACGATGGACGCCTGCTGCCGGTCGGACGCGCAGCCGTATATCTCGCCGCCGTGCTCGCCGTCGCCGCAGGTGAGCAGCAGGGCCATGGCCGCCGCGAGCTCAGACTTTCCCATTTTTTTTGGTATCTCGATATATGCCGTGTTGAACTGCCGATAGCCTGTGGGCTTGACGGTTCCCATCAGGTCACGGACGATACTCTCCTGCCAGTCAATGAGCTCGAAGGGCTGGCCGTACCACTCGCCCTTGGTGTGCCGCAGGCAGTTGACGAAGGCCACGGCGGCGTCGGCCAGTCCGGGCTCGTACCGGGAGCCGGGCAGCATGAAGGGCGTGGGGGCGTAGTCGCGCAGGGTGCGCATGGGGGGCCTCCTTTCAGGTGGGGAGATGAAAAAAGAGCCTCCGATTGAACGGAAAGCTCTTGTTCTTTTGTGAAAAACATGCTATAATACATCTAAGAAAAAAGAGGAGTTTTTGTAATGCAACAAAGTGTGTACATACAAAACCTTGTAAATGCTGTTGTAGGTAATTCAGAGGCCAAGGACTGGCAGTCAGCGGTAACAGAATGGCACATTGTCGATGTGGAGGAGGACTTAACGCTGTCCGAATCCTGCATTTGCGGCCACCCGAATTTGCGTTATCTCTTTACAATTCAAAACACAATAAATGGTCGCTTTCTTTTCCCGATAGGGAGCGAATGCATAAAAAAGTTTGAACGCCCCGAGCTCAATGAAGAAGCCAAGGTGATGGAGCAACTGTTCAAACTACTTCATGCGATTGAGGAAAATCAATTTTTGACGCTCTCTCGCGAATTATTCTCGCGGAAGCTCCTGCTCTATTTGCATGAGCTTGGAGCGTTCAAGCCTACGCGACATAATCAATACAACCCGTTTAATGATTACAGCTTTATGCTTGACATGTTTAATTTGGGCGACCGAAGATCGGAAAACCAGGAAAAGCGCACCGTTGCTATCATCCTGAACTCCATTAAGCCGTTTTTACAGGATATGCTCCGGGGCAAGGTTAGAAGGAATATATAGTAACATAACAAGGGCTTTGCTTGGCCCACGACAACGGGGCCTCAATGAGGCCCCGCGTTGCACGTATTTAGTTTTCCGTTAGATGCACACTTGGTAAAGCTGGGCGTTGACCATTTCGTAATACCAGACGGCGGGGGCGCAATGCACGTTGAAGCGGATGTAATTCCAGTCGGTGGATGCGTTCATGGGCGGGCGCGGCGTTTTCTCAAGTTTCACGCAGCGGGCCCCCGGCTCGGTGGCGTCGAGCTCGGCCTCGTGCAGGATTTCGATTTTCGACGCCTCGAAACCGAACTCCCGGTTGACCAGGACAACCGCCTCCGCGTCCGTCAGTGCCGTGTCGCGGGCGGCTCCCTTGAGCCTCTCGTAGTCCTGCTGCGTCATGTGTGTGCCGGTCATGGTGTCGTCCTCCTTGTTTTTGATACACCTATCATCCCATATCCCACGGAAAAAGACAACGAGCCCAGGCGAAACAAATGAATTTCGATAACCGGCACAAATCCAGCGCGGCATACGCCGTTTCCGTGGTAGAGTTTTGACTACGCATCCCCGTGTTCATCGGTTGAACCCTTGCACAATTCAATGAATTGGAGCAAGCTCTCTTTTTTTGACGCGCGCCAGGCGTCGCTGCGCGGCATCCTCCTTGGCGCGGGGCTGGTCGGCAGGCAAGTACGCCTTGACATGATTGCGCAGGCGGCCGCGTCGAACAGGTCTTCGCTGTCGCGCTCCTGCTCGGCGAGCAGCAGGCCGTAATCGACGCCGCACTCGAAGGCTTTCAATAAATGCTGGAGGTCCGTCATGCCCCGCCCTCCTCCGCTTCGCGGATTACCCTCCGCGCCGTGTCGGTCCGCTGCCCTTCCTCTGGAACGCCGTCATGTACGAGGAAATAGTAGAAAAACAAGTCGTCATACTCGACGCCCCGCTCCAGCAGATACGCCTGTGCGGCAAGCGTGGTTTTGAAAACGATCACCTCGCCGTTTTCGTCTAGCAGGTATTCCAAATCTCCATTGAGAGGAATGCCGTCAAAAGGACGGGCCACGGTCACGCGGTGGAACCCCTTTGCCTTATCCACCTCGAAGCTGAACATATCCTCGTCGCAGTGGAAGCACTGGTATTCGTAGCCGCCCTCTTTCAAGTCGGTAGGGAAAACCGGGTGGCCGCACTTGCGGCACAAATAACTGGTGCTCTCATACCACCGGCCCTTATACCATACGCCGCTCCTCATAGCTCGTTGCCCTCCGCGTCTAAATTTGGGGTGCACAGCCAGCGCAGGCATTTACGCCTCGAGGGGAAGTCCTCCGTCCAGGCCTCGCCATAGCTATTATCCACGCCAACGTAAAGGCGGCGGCCCTCTTTGGTGTAATACAGCCCGCGCGGCTGCCGGGTGGAGATAATTTGCCGTATGGTTTCCACGGTCACTTTCTCTATGTCTTTCATTCCGCCGCCTCCGCTTCATAGAGCACCGCCCGACCATATTCGATGCGCAGAATTTCCTCGGGCGTGTACTCGGCGTTGCGCCCGAAAATCCGCTCGAACTCCCGGCGATCCGCCGCCTGGATATGCCAGGTGCTGTAATGGTTCCCGCAGTCGCGCCGCAGGTCGGCGGCCTCGGTTTTGAAGGTGAGCTCCGTGCCGTCCTTGCGCACCGTCACACGCACGGTGACAGCGGGGCTGTCGTTCAGGGCGGCCATGATCGCCTTGATGCGGTGGGCCGGGTGCCGGGGGTTGCCCGCGATGGCGATGTACTCCACCGCCGTCGCGCTGTTGGTCAGGAAGGCGAAAAGGATGGCTTCCTGCTGATGCTCGACGTAGCCCGCCGCCTCGCTGGCCGCGTAGCCCTCCGGGCCGAGGATGTATTCCAGCAGGGATTCCTCCGTCCAGCGCTCCGGGGCGTACTGGCAGCGGTATTCGGCCCAGCCCTCCGCGCCGCTCAGGAAATATTCCCGCGCGCTGGACGCCGCGCAGTATTTGACGAAGTAATCCAAGTTCTCTATATACCGCTCGGCGGTAAGCTCCTTCAGGCGGATGTTCTTGCGGTCGTTGCCGATGGCGGCCTCCACCGCCCTGCATACGTCGGCTTTCAGAGCCTCCAGCAGCTTTTCCGCGCTGGGGCGCGACACGCTCCCCAGGGCCTCCCCCAGTACGCGGATGTCGTACTGCCCATCGTAGACGCCGCCGTCGGCCTTGCAGTAAATCCCGACGTACTCGAATTTGTCCCCGCGCTCAATGCCGCTGCCGTGGTAATTCCGCTGGCAGTAGAGATAATCGAAGTCGCCGTTTCTCGGCACACGGATCAGGGTGTAGTGGTAGCTGTTCTCATAGAACGCGAAGGGCTCGCCGGAAGGCCCGGAGAGCCACGCCGCGAAGCGTTCGGGCAGCCGTGACGCCCGCGCTATCCGGGCCGTTGCATTCCTCGCACGAGCAATAGAAAGTGAGCTCGCCGGGGATCACGTCGCCCTCAGATATGCCGTTCCAGCTTCGCACTGTAGTAGCCGGGACGGGCGCGGGGGTTGTGGCCTGGGGCTCGTCGGTCGCAGGGGCGGCGGTCGTGGCCGCCCGCGTGGTAGCGGGGCCGGTTTCCCATACCTGCCCGGTCGGGAGCAGCGCGGCGCTGTCGCCGGTGAGCCACTGGCAGCCCGCCGCGAACAGCAGCAGCGCGGCCAGGGCGATTGCGAAGATTTTTTTCATTACGCGTTCCTCCTTGCGCTCAAAAGCGCCTCCATCACATCGTCCTGCGGGCTCCTGCCCTCATAGGCGGCGGCGCAGTTATCCCGCACCACCTGATAGATTTGCCCCCAGAGGCTGTTGCACTGCTTCATGAAGCTCTGGCTCATCGCCACGAAGGGGGACGGGATCGGCGCGCCCGTGGTCGGGTGCTTGCCCAGGAAGCCGTAGGCGCTGATGGCCTCCTCGCACTGAATCCACCGGGCGGCCGTCTGCGCGTAGGTTTCCAGCACCTGCGGCGGGAGCAGGTGGGCGCAGCCGCGCTCATGGAGCCATCGCCACGTGCTCCCGTAGACTTCCACCGCCTGCGTGGACGCGCCGTCCTTTTGCCGGGCCGCAAGGTACTCCCTGGGCGGCGGCATCTCCTCGCCGCGCAGGTCGGCGGCGGGGAACGCGAGCACCTCCAGGGGCCGCTTGCCGGGGTTGCCCTCCAGCACCTTCTCCGCGAGGGCTTTCGGTTTGCGCCCCGCGCCTGCCCTCACGCCGCCTCGGTTCGTTCCGTCTTTTGCCATGGACATGCCTCCTTTTTGTGTTTGAAAATGTTTGATATATGGGGGATTTTGTTTGATTTGTTTGATTGTTTTTCCCGCGCAAACGCCCATACTGTTGCGGGAAAGCTATGTATATCAAGGGCTCCAGGACGTTTGAATAAAGGGCATATACCCCCGTTTGAAAACGCGATTTTTCGCGCAAAGCCCCGGCCCGTTGGGCCGGAACGTCCGACCTAGAGATATTCAAGCCCCTACTCGAACGAAACAGAATTTGCTATTGACATTTTCGTGCGATTAGGATATACTAGTAGTAGAACCGAACGAAAGGAGAACCGATATGATCCAGGCAACCGCCACGGAATTTAAGTCCAACATGGG